GTTCTTGTATATTTTTTTTTCTTTCTTTGATAAATCACGATAGTGTCCTGCTTTCATAGCAAGTTTTATTTCAGTAAATATTTTATTTTTAGTCATAGATCCCCTACGTTTTCCTTCAGTTTTTTTTTAATAATCAACTAATGACTAAATAGATGTCATTAATCGTTCTTTTGTCTGCTCTATCTTCCAAAGCAATCTATAAGAATCTTTCTGATACTTATTTACTTTCTGCTTTGCTTCCAAGTACTTCTCGTGTTTCTTCGCTTGAAGATCCCTGTACTTTTGCAGACGAGTTTTTATCTCGTTCATCCTTATCCTTTTTTACTGTTGTAAAATCAATCCTCAAATTATCAATTTTACATTCTACGGGTTCTCCTTTATTGGACACATCCGCAGCTTTCTCAACATCATCAAAGAGTTCTGTCATTGTAAAATGACATTCCCCATTAATAATTCTTTTAAACTTTGTCATACTTTATCCTTTTTGGCAACCTCTTTTTTGTGTATCTCTTTAGTCATTTTATTGTACACACTCATATCTAAATAGTTGTCTGCCTTAAAATTTTTTGTTGATCTATATAGCTTTAATCCCATCATTAACTGACCTACTTGATGAGGTTTAATTCTTGTTCTTAAATTACCTGCAAGTATTATGGTAAACATTTCTGCTAACATAATAAAGTTCTCTTGATAATTACCATAATCTTTTTGGCGATCATCAATAATCTTCTTCTCAATTTCTTGATCAATGTCTGTAATTTTCTTGTCCATATTTTTTTGAGGTGTCTCGGGGAAGAAAACTACCGAAAGGGAACTAGAAAGAAAAACTCCCCCAAGACTTATATAAGTTAATTAAAACTTATATGATTGTTTACTAGCATAAGTAGGTTTATTTTGAAACCCCTTATTTTGTGGTGCTGTTGGTTTATCATCACTAGAACTAGGCGGTGTCATTTTAATTGTAATACCAACAATATTGCCTTGTTCATCTAACTCATTCCATCCAGCTTGATTGTGCCAAACGTCTCCTATCTTAACACCGATTGTCCATTTCTTACCCTCTGGTGCTTTTAGGTTTGGTGGTGCTACCCAATCAGGTTGGTTCTCTGCGTTCTTGTTTTCGTTTCTTATTAAGTTACACCATACTGTATCTTCACTCATGTTTACTCCTTTGTTATTGTCAGCTTTTACTGACCCTTGTTATTTTCTAACTTGGTTTTATGTACTCCGGCAGCATTAGATACTTGCTTGTAAGCACTCAAGTTATTTTTTATTAAAAATTGGATGTCATTTTTATACTGCTCATTAACAGATTCAAAATCTTTTAATGATTTAGTATTTGTAAACGCATCCTTTATAGCTTCTACATCTATACTATCATCCATATAGGTAGGTTCTTCTACAGATTGCTCTGGAGAATATTGTTCAAATGGAACAGCGTTATAGCCATCCTCATCTTTAATACCAGTTTTAAGATTTAGTAAATTAAGGAACGCATACTTTCTTGAGTATGACATAGCATTACCAGTTCCAAATTTATCTAGGTTTCCAAATGCTGAACACCCATCAACAAGTATATGTTGCGTTGGATCATCAACATCATAAACTCTCATGGTACATACGACCATTACTTGTTTTATGTTAGGTACAATCTCTGTCAGATAATTACAGGTCGCATACAAACCATTGTCTAACAAGGCTTGTGTTGCTGTTGCTTGTACATCATCATGTAATAATGGGTTAAAGTGCATCCCATTAGCTTTCGCACCTTTCTTAACACCTTTTGCACTTAAACAAGCGTCATGTAGTTTTTGATATATATTTCTTTTATTCATGTTTTATTCCCCATAGGTTAGTTATTAGTTTTAATTGTTCTGGTACTAAATCTTTATAATAAAAAGGATGATACATATCTGGTGGCTCACACATTAATGCAAGTTCAGATAAATTACCTTTACAGAACATAATCATACGTTCCCAAAGTAAAATCTTTTCAACCATTTTATAGTAAAGAAATTCCAGATGGTCTTTCTTCATCAACTCATGTGTCTCATCAAAGATGATATGTTCTTTGTCATTAACATAAACTAAGAATGGTATCTTCTTAGTACACATATAGTAAAACGAAGTCTGTGTAAGGTTTTCTGTTGTAGGCTCTGTTGGAATATCTTGACTAGACATTTTCCATTCTTCCTTGTTCTTAACCTTTCTAATATTGGGTGGCTTTGTTTTTAATTCTATAAATTTTGTTTTAGTTTCATAATCAATCCTACCTAAAATTGGTTTGATCATTGTCATTTCTTTTTTTCTTACTGCTCTTTCACATTGTAATTTTTCTTCACCTACAATATCTTGAACAACCTTTTTAGTTATACCAATACAATCGTGTGCGTAGTTAAGCATTTCTTCTCTAGCAAATTCATCTTTTGCATCTACCGGTGGTTTATCTTTTATTTCTTTTAATTCTCTGTCAAAATTTAATTGATAATCTCTATCCCACTCATCAATAACACCTGTCTCTGATGTCCAGATAGTATCACCAATTAATCTCTGCACAGTATTATTTACTATGTTGCCAAAATTAGGTTTGTATCTAAATGGAAATTTTCTTCTAACTTCTTGTGGAAAATAATAATTAATTATATTTTTTGCCATAGGTGATGACGTTGATGAGTATGACCAATGATCTAAACCCTTACCACCATTATATATTGAAAATGCGTCTTGTATTAGCTGTTCATTTTTTTTCATAAGTTCCTTTTTTTTCCACATTGTATACACTAATTAATTTACTTGTAAAGCATTAAATATGATATATATACATACAAATCAGAGCAATAAAAGAAAGGAATTATGACACTCGAACAATACAGAAAAGAAAAAGGTCTATCTTATTATAATTTTGGGTTAGAGCTTGGCATACAAGGGGTACAAAATCCCGGCACGTCAGTTCAGCGTTGGTGCTTAACTGCAAAGGTAAAACGTTTTCCAGATCCAGAAATGGTAAAGAAAATTTTAGAGGTTACAAAAAATAAAGTTACAATAAAGGATCTATATGAAAGCTGGTGGAAAACCAAAGTTTAAATACAAACGAGTAAAAATTATTTGGCAAGATATTATAACAGACGCTAGTTGGTTTGATAGCTTAGAAGATGTAGAAAAATTAACTTTCCAATGGTGCGAAGATATAGGTTACTTATTTTCTAAAGATACAAAGACAGTAAAAATATTTACATCATTTAATTATGATGGTGATAAACTTTCTGTTGGTACTGTAACTGTATATCCTAGATCAGTTGTTAAAAAGATTGAGGTATTGAAATGACCAATGAAAAAATGTTTGATGAGGTAGGTTGTCCAGAGGAACTAAAAAAATGTAAATCTGAAATTGAAAGACATAAAATTTTTATACAGAAACAAGCCAATATTATTAAGTCATTGGAAATGGAACTAGAACAAAAAAATAACGAAATAATTATAATTAAGAATAAATAATGGAAATAATTAATATTGAAAATCAATGTTTATTATATTTCTTTTTTAACAAAACAGAAAAAGTATATATAGGTGAAACTACCAAAGGTTATGGTAGATTTTATCAACATAAAGATAAGAAATTTGATAAACATAATGTTAGATATATTTCTGGTAAAAAATTAAATTTTCTTAACCATGAGTATTTTAGAAAGTATTATGAGTTACGTTTAATTAATAGATTTAAACCAAGATATAATAAAGAAACAACTACCGCACCAAGTTTAAATGATTTTATTTGTAAAATGTTTTTGTGGTATGAAAACCCTAATCCAACTTTTATAAATCCTCTTACTGCTTATAATCAAATTAAATACAATAAGTATTTTGAATATAGAACAAAACAAAGAAAGATTAAAAAAGTTTTAAACCAATACACTAATGTATGGAATGATTTGGATATGAATAAGAAACTTTATATTGATAATCAAAATGCTTTTACCTTTTTAATTAATGAGACAATGAAACCAAGTAATAATTACTCAATAAAATTTACACCAAGAAAAGAAAGATTACATAATTAATAATGGCTAGACAAACCTACGCATTTTCTAATGGCGATTATAATGATTGGCATAGAAAATATGATGGTATCGCCATGATTGATATTGACAGTATTGAATGTTGTCCTCGCTGCTACGAGCCTTTAGCCATTATTGAGACTTGTTTTGATAAAGGACAGAAATACAAGGCAACAACCTTGTCAAAGATAGTCGCTAGTCGCCTAAATATACCCTGTTTTTTGGTGTTCTATAAAAATCTGACACCTGATAGCCTAACCTTTAGGATCAAGCGTATAACAAGCTCTCAGACAGACTTTGAGTTAATGAATGAGGATCAATGGGTTGCCATCTTGCTAGACCTCCAACACAATCATAGGAAAGAATGTAAGAATGAACAATAGCCGAGCCTTTTTGCACATAACTTACAAACTGTACGGACATCTTGATAAATTAAGCGGTGTTAAGAAATCTAATTGTATTAATTGTTATCTATCTTTAATGAAACACGCTTGGAAAAAGAATAACTATGAATGTGGTCTAAGATACTCAACTGTTGTAAAAGAAACCAAGTTATCTCGTATTACTGTCAGACGCACTCTTGATACTCTTGAAAAATTAAATGTTATATCAACTGTACGTGGTAGATCTGGTAAAACCTATAAAATCAACCAATTATTTATTAAAAATGAATCAGATAGCTCAATTTTATACACTAATAAGAATAAGATGTATAAAAAAGAGCACTCAGATGTATATAAAAGAGCAGTATTAGTAGAAGACATTAATACATTAAATAAAGGAAATAATATAGAAAAGATTATAAGAGATAATAGAGGTAATATGGATAGTTTAATACTAAACTTATCAAAGCTCCCCCTGTCAGACCTTAATTCAGATACTAAAAATCCATACTATGTAAAGTTAGCTATTGAGAAAAAAGCTGAATTGGATCGTGAGAGTAAGGCAACCTATGTACATCCTCAAAAAATAATTAATGAACTAACAAAGATAAGTAAGAATAGCAACCCGAGATACAGAGAAAAAGTTGCTTTTAATAAACGTAACAACCTAGACTACAAAGGGAGACCAAAGAAATGACAGAGAAAGGCAGACTAATATTTAGAATAAAAGA